TTCAAAAATATTATCATATTCAGTAAGTACCTTTGTATTGCCTACTGCTGGTGCTCCTTCTGATACTGCACCATTACCTATGAAAAGTTCTCTTGTATCAATAGCCCAACCTAACTCACCAGACGCGAGCTGTGGCAAACCAGAGCCTTGATTCTTTTGTCCTCTACGGACTTGTATTCTTGATATTTGAACAACAGCCACGTGTTTCTCCTACGCTTTTATTATGTATTTATACGTTCTGACTGTCTTTCCAAACACTCCAAGTCTCAAACTTACGCTTGTAGTTTCCTTTTGTGCTTTGAGGCATAGATCGTTTATAGTTTTGCCAGGCATCGAAATGTTCCTTGGCTTTGCTTTCATCTATTTTTAAATAATATCTTGCCAACATACGATGCCGATTGCCTTCTTTGTGTTCAGCATGTCGCTCTGCATTGCGTATTTTATCAGCACGTTTGCGTATTTCAGGATTATCGTACTGTCCTACTAGCATACCGTCTTTGTAGTTAGGATTAGCAGTACCGCCTAGATTGCCGCCGCTTTCGTCTACTAGGTTTAAAAACTCGTCACTGTTTACAACATCAAACTGCTTCGAATATTTTAATGCTGTCTTTTGGAATAGTTTAAGGTTGGATGATTCAAACAAAACGTGTGTAGTAACATCATTACCGTGCTTATCTAAATGACGGTTCCACTGCACTCCGGATCCTTTATATGTATAAGGATCTCGTGTTGTTTGTCCTAAGTATTTTTTGCCAGTTATATTGTGTGTTTTAAGATACAATGTTTGCTTCATAATATTTGTAGACTCTATTGTACCATTCTTGTCGCCATTCGTTATATTCGTCTGGCCAAATGTCAAACTGCTGATACTCGCCTGCTCGACTGCACATAAACACATGCCCTTCACAGATGTTAGTTCCGTATATTTCGTTGTGTGCTTCTGCATATGCTACAAGTTGCAGGAAGTAATCAACTACCCACTCAACTTTCTTAGGCTTGTTCGTCTGCTTGAAGTCCATAATAGAGGGTTGACCTTTGTATTGTCCAACAAGGTCAGTAGTTCCTGCATACATGTTGGGCATATAAAGATTTACTTCGGACCCCCATATTTCATCTACATCTGTAAGTGCCTGGGTCTTGATTTGTTCAGCCATGCTATGCGCTTGTTGAGCATAAGGGTTAGACCCTGGCTGAGGCCATTCACCAGTTTCGATGTAGTCCTCAAGGTATTTGTGCATACGGGTACCAACCCCCGCCGCTTCTGTAACAATCTCTTGTGCTTTTTGTTCACCCACCCTCTTCTTCCAAGCGATGAGGTGTGTCTTATCTTTGGTAGCGTCGAGGATGGTAGTGACAGAAGCCACTGCGTTTCCGTCGGGGGTCTCGTATAGCCTCTTGCCGTTTACTTGTTTTCGTGAGATGGGTTGGTAGTTGTACTTGTTTACTATTAAAGTCAAAACGCTTTTCCTATATTGTTCTATATAGTATAAAGTCTAATGTGTCGATTGTCAAGTGATTTATAGCTTGTCGCCAAGATCAGTTGCACTCTTAGCCATTGCTGAAACTGTGTTGCTTCCGTCGTCCGGAGTAGTTGCAGCCGATTTATCAGCATCTTCTTTGGTCTTGAGTGTAATACCGGCTTCTGAAAAGTCCTTGACCATTTCCTTTATGCGAGGATCAGAATCATAAGCATTTTTAAATGTGTCGTATACAAATGCTTCGCCGCCCATGTTTTGCATGACTTTGTTTAAGTCAATGTTCATAGTATCTTGTTTGATATCTTCTTTGGCAGGCTTTTCAAAATGTAAAAAAACTGGTCGACCTTTTTGATCAGCAGCACCTTTTACAGTGCGCAAGGCCATAACCAGTTTTTCGTTACCTAGTGGAGCTTCACTTAATCTTTTTTTTTCGATAGGATAGAAGCTAGTCTTTGTGAACTTTCTGAAACAGATTTTTTACGTGTTCTTTCCATTACTGCTTTAGCAATATCACGATAGTCTCTTGACTCACGCTTTTCACGGCCTGCTTCTTCTTCGCCGCCAGCTGCTGGTGCTGCTGCATCTGTTGAAAGTTCTGCATCTAAATCAGCTTCGCCGTCAACTGTAGGCTCCATGTCCATATCCGTTTCTGGTTCTGCACCCATGTCTGGTGCAGGTTGTGCTTCGCCTGTTAGTTGTCCTACTCCACCTGTTAGTGCTTGGCGTGTAGTTTCCATGGCAGCATAAAGTTGCTCTAGTGCAGGTTTAACTGCATTTGTAAATGAATCACTTGCTTCTTGACCCATTTCATCGCGGATGGCATCTGCTAGTTCTAGCATAGACTCAGTTTGCATTTCAGCAGTGTCTTCCATCCAACCAGTTAGTCTGTCAACCATATCTTTAGCAGCCATTACTAGTTCTGCTTGGTCTTCTGCACCTTCACGTACAATGGATTCGTTGTTAGACTGGGCTTGACTCATTCCTTTTGGAGCCTTTGGCATACACATTCCGGTTTTGCTATCTAATACAAACCCTGGCTTACAACCTTTATCGGCACCTAACTTGTATGGTTTTCCTGCAGGTGCGCCAGCTTTCTTCGCTTCGTCAGTTTTCTTTTTATCTTTAACTGCTTTCTTCATTGGTTCTTTTTTATCTCCGTCGCCGTCAATATCAATGTAGTCAGGTTTTGTTTTTGATGCTTCATCAACGTCTTTTTTGCTTTCATTGCAGTTGCAATCTGAACAGCTTTTTGGACAAGTACACTTTGTGCCTGACTCATTACAAGGACAACTTGCTTGCTTAGTTTCATCAATATCTTCGCGCTCAGAAATCTCAGCGTTCAACACATCAAGGAAGAGTTTATTTTTTTGATATGTTTCGCTTTGAACTGTATTAAAACTTTCATTAGTTTCAACTTGACTTAGTGTTGTTCTGAGCTTGTTTCTTGCATTCTGAAGTTGTTCTAGTGTAAAATCTTCTAGTGCAATACGCTTCCCGAAGCGTTTGGCAAGGCTTTCGTTAAGTGCCTTTGCTGTAAGTGGTTTCGAAATCTCTCTAATGTTCATTTTAACTCTTCCTATTATGGATTATATGTATTATTTAGCCAAGTTACAAAATATATCCATTTATTCTATTTCTGGCTTCGTCTGTTTTATGCTTAGAAATCTCATATCTAAAACTTGTACTTTCATATTTTATAGGATTTGTTGTTGTACGCATGGTATGTTTATAAAATATGCAGTCAGTATGATGTTTTCTTATAACTTGATCAAGCTCTAGTATCTTGCTCAAATGTTCTTGCTTTTTACTTAGTGTTTTGGCTATTGCTATTGCAGCTGATTTTGAATACGTTTCTGCTATTATAGTATTAGTTTTATAACTTCTAACTAGGTAACCGCTTTTACTAGACCTAATAGAATAAGAACCTATGTTGAGTCTGTCTCCGCTTTTAGACGGGAAAAGAACAGACACGTCAACGTTGTCTACTATTTCTTTAAAGTTATTGAGGAGGTCTTTGTTCATTTTTCCTAACCATATACGTATTCTCGTATCTTACTTTACTTACCAAGCTCTTGCGTATTAGATTCTCAATAACGAAACGTTCACGTTCTGAATATGCTTCCATGGGTCGAGTGCCTTGCATTTTTTCAAGTACTTCTTTTTCCTCATTAGAAACAAATATTTCAAACTTATTAACTATTTCGTTTATTTTCATTTGATACTTGCTAACTGTGTTTGTAGATTTTTAAGCTGATCTTGTTGCATCTTGATGCTATCCTGTGCTTGTTTAATCTGCGTTTGCAGTTGTTTCTTTCTTTCTTGGTTTTGCTTTGCTTGCTGTGCCTGTGCTTTAGCTGGATCAAGAGTTTGACCAGGTTGCTGTTGTGCTGCGGCAGCAGGTTGCTGTTGCTGTTGGTTAGGTTCTGCGCCCATTGTAGGCTGTTGCCCAGGAACTTGAGTGTTTGGTTCTGCTTCTTGTAATACGTCAAATATTTTCATTTCATACTCTTCCTTCTAGCGGGCTTGTTTAGTTTTGCTACTCTTCTAGATCCTGGATTATATTTTTTAGTTCTACCAGAAATAAACGTTCCATGTGAACCTAGTTTAGCTTTTGTCTTTCTTAAGTTTACACCACTCTTAAACTTATAAGGTGCGTTACACGAGGCCGGACTTGCTCGCATCTGTCCTTTTCTAGGACCAGAAGTACAACGATATTTTCTCACAACTTTGTGAGTCTTTGAACCTCCTGGCTTCTTCCAAGCAACTGATGCTCCTGCTTCTAATAAGTCACTTACTAACATTATCTTCTGCGTCCTGCCTTGTTAAGTGCTTGTACTCTGCGGCTTGCTGGATTAACACGTTTTGTTCTACGTGCCTTACGTGCCATCTTACCTCCGAGTCTAGCTTTTGTTCGTTTCATGCGTATCTTTGCCGCTACATTTGGTGCAGCAAAACACTGTCCTATTTTAGCAACAATGCGTCCTTTTCGCGCACCCGATGTGCAGCGATACTTTCGTACAACTTTCTGGCCACTCCTGGCCCAAATCTGTTTTTCTTCAAGAGGTGATACTACATCTTCTACTAACATGTATATATTTAGTTTTTTAAGGAAGTGTTTATTGTGGTAAAGACATTAGTAATACAACTATTGTCGATAATAGTCCTGCTACGATTGTGCCAGCTGCACCTATTAGGACTTTGGTCATTGACTTATTACCGTCGGTAATATCTTTGTGAACATTGTCAATCTTCTGTTCAACGTTGGTGAGGCGCTCGTCTAGATTTTTATAACGCAGAGCGCATAGGTCTACGTGTGCTTCTAGCGATTCTTTTTCTAAACTTGTTGTTGGTAGGTCTGACACCTATAATCTCCTCGTTAAAGTAAACTCTTACGTTAGCCTTTGTTGTGTTTTATAGTGTGCCTTTATACATGTTTATTTATTAGTTTAACAATAAAATATTAACTGCTTATATTAAAAACTATGTTCCTATTAGCAGTGTCTTTAGTTTGAAATACACTAATATTTATATGAACTGTTTCGTTTAAGTCTGTTACAATAGGTACTAGGTCAAAGTCTTCTATTAGCATTTCTTTAGTTACAGCCGATTCTGGCATTGCAAACTCGAACTGCCAATAGGTATGCTCTCCATCAAATGCAGAGCCGAATCCTATATCTTCAGTAAGTTCTGTAGTAAACTGTTTAAGCTCTAAAGGCTCTGGATTAGCTCTAAGACCAAGAGATGCGATCATTGAATCGTAGTTACTCTGTTGTCCTATTGCTAACTTGTTTGGGCCTTTGCGTTCACCAGTTTCTGTAATGTCGATAAGTGTTCTTAAATAAAGTTTCATTATCAGTATTTAAGGTCATAAAAAAAGAGCCCACATAAATGTGAGCTCTTTAGTGTGACGCCTCCGTCACGATCCTAATGGTAGCTAGGATTAGTATTTCTGATCAAAATCAGCTAGTACTGTTGCAGTTGTTACACCAGCTAGTGCTTCAAGACCTGACTTGATAGCTGATGCTGCCATGATAGTTGTAGTGTTAACTGCTAGTGTTACGTCATCTGAAACACCTGATTCAAAAGCACCAGTTGAAGTTGTTAGACCAACGATAGAACCTGCGTCTGGGCCACCTGTGTCTGAACCAGTACCGTCGCCGCCTGCTGTAGTTAGGTAAGCGATAGATGCTTTTAGTTCTGCATCAGTCATGTTAGAATCTTCTAACTTGATGATTAATGTACGACCTGGTAAGCCGTTTGCGATTACATGTTTTTCGTAGTTTGCGCCAACTGTTGTTGCGCCGATTGCTACTGAAGTTACGTCTGCCATTTTATTTCTCCTTATCTAATGACTCAACCTGCGACTCTGCAGGGTCCACATTATTGTGGAAGTTTTACAAATGTATTTAGTCTTTTTGGAAAAAAATAGGAGTTATCGACGGTTTTTGACGGATTTGTGAACTTGCTTTAGTCTTTGTATAGCACCAGGGCCAGCATTGATAAAGTCGTCTATCATTTCAAAGATAGGAGCATATGCTTTTACAAACTGTGGAGGTATGCCTTTTCCTTCTTCTGCCAGCTCTGCTGCTCGAATAGCTTTAATAGCGTTTTCAATGCCAACAAGATAGCCATAGAGCGCAACGTTTCGATCTCTGTTTAGTCTATCAATACGTCTTGCTCTTATGTCTGCCCATGCATCTTCTTCTAGTTTCTTATCAACTAGACCATCTTCATACATGTTTCGAATGAAGTCCATTTTGTCATTCATTAGCTTAGATATCTCTTTACAAATAGTGATGGTAGTTCATGATAATCATGATCTAAAAAGTCAACAAGTGTGCTAGACTGTTGCATATCTTTTTGGAACTGTGTACGTACCGCAGGCTTAACCTTGTCTGTAGTCATAAGCATACGAATAGTTCTTGCTTGATCTGGCGAACATTTTAATGTCTTGCCATCATCAGTAGTTACTGTGTCAACTGGTTTTGGGTTGCCTTGGCTGTCTAGGATTTTTCCTAGCTGCTCATACATTGACGGCTGCTTATACCCTGGCTCTTCGTCGCCAGCTGCTGACATGTCAAAATCGTCCCAGTCATCTTCTTTGAGTACACCTTCTGTGATTTTATCTAGTGCCTCAACAAAGTCTTTCATTGTAGTCATTTTATCTCTCCACTGCTCTGTTTGCTTTTGTAAAAAACTCTCTCGGAACAAGTTTAATGTCGCCTTCTGGATGTGCAAGAACATATCCTTCGCCACCTTCTTGTCCGTTTATACTTTGTTTAACTGTTTGATCATGTGAATCAAACTGTCTAATAATGTCATCCTTGACTTTCATTAGAGTAGTAACAGTATTCCAAAGTGCGGCAAATGCTGTTGCATGTGTCTTGACATACTCTAACATCTTTGCCTTCTTACGATCTGATATTCTTGGATTATTTTCTAACCACTGTGCAAAATCAGAGCCTAAGTTTGCTAGTCCTGTATCTACTTTACTGTTTGTGTATGTGTAAAGTACTTGAGGGAAGTCTGTCATCTGACTTGCCTTTAACTGCTCTGTATTTAACAGTTCGTCTATACCTGCGGCATTGCGTCTGATGGTTTGTTCTAACTGCTGTAGTTCTTGATTAGGTGCTTCTGCAGGACGTTCTACACTAATAGGAGGAACTACTAATACTTCTTTGCCTTGGAAAATATCTGTGCTTTTTAGAGGACCTTCGTTACCATCAGCATCAACTTCTCTATGTATAACAACTCCTGTCTTAGAAGCACCAATCTTCTTTCCTAGTTCTGAATCTGCATCAACTGCGTACTGAACAATATTTGGTTTGAAAACGTAGTTGCCTTTAGACTTTTCAGGAGTATTAAAATACAGTAAGTCTCCTTTAAAGAACCCTCTGTAATCTTCTGGTACTGCTTTTTCGTACTCGTCAAAGATGTCTTTCATGTTGGCTGCAAATGCTACGTAGCTCGGATTATCTCTGTTCTTTCCACCTGAACGGTTGAGGAACATTTGTTCAAGGTCATCTGCACTCTTTGATCGTCCGTCGTATCCTTTTGCGGTAAAGCCGGATTTGTCTGTGAGTACAAACTCTCCATTCTCATCGCGGCCAAAAATGATTGCGGGAGATCCGTCCCATTTGATTGTGACATCTTTATGACTTTCTCCTTCTAGATTTTTTAGTGCTTCTAGTGCTCGCATAGCACCTGCACTTCCTTCCCAAAACACAATGTCTTCTGCGTGTTGAATGCGAGCTGCTTCATTAAGTACACTCTCGCCTACTAGTTTTCCTTTTAAAGGATGCTTTGTACGGCCTGCTTGTGCTTTTGGCATTTTGTCTTTGCCCTTTGCTTGGCCTGCAGGACCTTTCTTGTATTCTTTGAACTCATAGAATCTCATGGTAATAACTCCTTGAGTCTACGTAGTTGTTTGTCTGCTAGACTTTCTACTTTAGGCTCCAGTCTATCTTTGATATCATCTGGTATGCCGATATCTTGAACTTGTCTATTTTGTACAAACCCATCTAAGATTTTGTCTACCATATCCTGTGGATAGTTTTGTTCGATTGCTTTCTTTAGACTTTCATATGAGTTTAAGTCTTGTGGTCCATCTAGTTTTAGAGCCTTAGCAATACCTGATGCATCACGAATAGGATCACCTATGATTACGTTATTATTTTTCTTTGTAAAGCCTTCACCTGACTTCTTAGGTACAGGTGTACGTTTGATGCGAACAAGACCATCTGCTGGGCTCCACATCCAGCGCATACTTTCTACTGGACGACCATCATCAATCTTTTCTTCTGAATCTTCTCTATCTAATACGGCTGCAATAGTTGCAATCATAATATTACGAAACACGCCTTTGTATTTTGATTCTGTTTCGCTGGGTGAATGATAATATGTTTTTAACCAACCCGGGTCACCTGGCATAAAGTCTACTTGTACAAATCCTGTTCTTGGTTTAGTTGTTTGTTTGCTTTGATCAAAGTTAACTATTTTAACTTTGGTCATTATAACTGAGCTTTTTTCTATATCAAGAATCTCTGGAACTTTCTTTAACTTCTCAACAAAGTCTGGTAACTCCTCTGGAGCAACATGTAGTGCGACATCAATATCACCCGAGAACTGTTTCTTGCCAACTGAACCTAAGACGTTGTCCTTTAAATCAATCTTCAGTATTTTCTCTAGTGCATCTAGTGTAGGTTCAATCTCATCAATGTGGATTGGGCCTACGCCAGGCATTGCTCCGCCTTCACTCAGTATCATATTTCTTACTCTCAATAACTTTTTGAATGCCTCGTTTGAACTTTCGAGGATCACCCGATTTAATAGAGTTTAAAAAACGTCTTTCAAGTTCACCTGCTGTTTGAGAATCATATGTTTGACCAATACGATTCAAGATATTAATAGCACTTTCAATAATATTACTTGCAGAGGATTCTATTGCCAAGTCGTTGTTTCTTTTACGACTCATTGAGTTCAACTCTTCTAGAATGCTTCTTGTACGTTTTTTCATGTCATTTGCTCCGTTATAGTATTTAGCGTAGTTAAACTATAAATACGTGTGCTAATGGGACAACTAGAGAGGGCATAAAATGAGTATTTCAAAACTTTCCTTTCCTGAACGTTCATTATTGTTTGCAAGACTGAGTGCAATAGCCTATAATGATAACATCAAGGAAGTAAAAAAGCAAGTAAAAAGATTGGGTTTTGGCACAGTAGAGTTTTATAACAGAGATGGTGCGCAAGCATATCGTTTTCAAAGTGCAGAAGATTTAGTTATTGCTTGCCGCGGAACACAACCAACAGAGTTTAATGATATCAAAGCAGATTTAAAGGCTGTTCCTGTTGTATCAGAAACTGTTTCAAGAGTACACCAAGGATTTAAAGATGAAGTTGATGAACTTTGGCCAATGATTGTAGAAGATATCACAAGAACACAGAACTTAGACAATAAACTTTGGTTCTGCGGACACAGTTTAGGAGCGGCAATGACAACTATTATGGCAAGCCGTTGCCATCATGATCCTGCATTACCTAATCCTATTGAAACTTATACATATGGTTCACCAAGAGTAGGATGGCCTACATATGTTAAGAGCTTGGGCATGGTACATCATCGTTGGGTAAATAACAATGACATTGTTACTCGTGTTCCGTTGACTATCATGGGCTACAGACATCACGGCGAAGAACACTACATGAATGCATGGGGCAATGTTCGCAAGCCTACAGGTTGGCAGCGTTTCAAAGATCGTATGCGTGGTATGTGGATGGGTATCAAAGCAGGTACTATTGATAACTTCTCAGATCACGGCATGAACTTTTATATTGCTAACTTAGAGATGTACGCTCAAGGTAAAGAAAACAGTCAAACCTAATCACTGCAAGAACACTTGTGCTGATAATCATTGATAGCAGCCTTAATAGCATCTTCCGCTAGTACTGAACAATGTACTTTAACAGGCGGAAGAGCTAGTTCTTTCGCAATATCACTATTTTTTATTTCTGTTGCTTGATCTAATGTTCTACCTTTAACCCATTCAGTAACAAGCGAACTTGACGCAATCGCACTTCCACAGCCGTAGGTTTTGAACTTTGCATCTGTAATAATCCCTTCTTCTACTTTGATTTGTAGTTTCATTACATCACCGCAAGCCGGTGCTCCAACCATACCAGTCCCCACAGACGGATCGTCTTTGTCAAGTGTTCCAACGTTTCTGGGATTCTCGTAATGGTCGAGGACTTTATCTGAGTAAGCCATAACCAATACCTCTTTATTAAAACAATATTTAGTCAAGAGAAAGCCCTCCGAAGAGGGCTATTTGGATTACTTCTCTACTGGGAAGTTATACTGTGGGTTACCGTAGTATGGTGGACGATAAACATCACGACCGTCACCTTGTGCGTTAACGTGTCCTGAAGTGTTGCCGTTGCCAGCAAAGTCACCTGCGGTGCGACCTTTACCTGAGAAGCTCATAGTAAATGTTGCTTCACCTTCTGCGTTGCCGTTACCTACTACTTCTCCGTTTGCGTTACCAGC